ACCTATCCTATTTCTATTCATGGCGAGAAGTATGGTAATATTTTAAACGCTAAACTAGAAACAAAATTCGACTACATTAATGCATATTCAGCTTGGCTTTTTAGAAATTTCGGCTATACTATAAAGAGGGCTGCAATTAGAGGTACTAATGCTGTGTATTTTGCAGCAGTGCCAGGATTAGTCAGTACTACTATTTCTAGTTTTCCTATCGCTACGAACGCAGATGGGTTTTATTTTATTGGAGAGGAAAAAAGTACTCTTGACGCATTCTTCTGAACAACTTATTGGTCGTTGGTCGCAGCTTACTGGCCAACCAGAAATATCAGAGCTTAAGAAGGGAATGGACTTTCGTCGTCCAATTTATCGCCGTGAAGTTTTCCTTCGTTTCTATGAATATCATTTGAGATATAAATCACATCCAGGTGCGGTTTATTTTGCTATGCCTTGGTTGGCTGATAAACTTAATATGGATATGGAAACTAAACTTTGGACTGCATTCATCAATGGATGTTCGCAGAATATTGTCACAACATATCTTATCCTTAAGAAGTTTCCAACTCTAAAAGAAACTAACATTGACGAGTTAGACAACTGGTGGTCTAATAACCAACATAAGTTCAAGGCAGGATTTGGTTGGGATACAGATCGTAAATATTTTAAGTTTGGGAAAACAGGATTCCCAAACTGTGTTAAGTCGTATAAAGAAAACGTCGATAAGTTCGGTTCTCAAGTTGACTTATTCGATAGTTTAAACTATACTAATGATAAGTCGAAAAACTTCCAAAATACCTGGGATTATGTACGCAAAAACTTTATGTCTTTTGGTCGACTTTCTGCATTTTCATATCTAGAATATCTTCGTATTCAAGGTGTAAACTTAGACTGCGATAATCTTTTTCTAAAAGATATTGACGGTTCACGTTCCCATCGTAACGGTCTTTGTAAGGTTCTTGGTCGTGATGATCTAGATTGGTGGAAGCAAGATCTTAAGTATGATGCTACGACTATCGAATGGCTGAAGATAGAAGGTGAGTTGTTACTTAACGAAGCGAAAGCTCGTTTTGGACATCTATATAATGATGTTTCCTATTTTACATTAGAGTCGACTTTCTGTTGCTATAAATCATGGCATAGACCCAACCGTCGCTATCCTAATGTTTACATGGATATGTTTCACGATCGTATTAAGTATGCAGAGTCGGAATGGGGTAACGAGTTTGATTTGTTTTGGCAGATGAGAAAAGATTGTTTGCCTGAGCATCTACGCCTAGAAGATAATCCAAACGACCCAGGATTGAAGCCAGAAAAGCAAAATCACTACCGTGAAACTGGTCAAGTGATTATGATGGAAAAAGAGTGGGATTGTTTCGAGAATGATTTTTATGGACCGAAGGGTCTTGAACATTTTATGGAGTCATGATGAAAGTTATAGCAATCGGTGGTGAACCTGGATCTGGTAAATCTACATTGATGGGTAGAGTGCTGGCATATTTTCAACCTGAAAAGAAGTATAACGAGTTCAAGCTCGTTCCATATCTTCAGAAGGGAAATATTTACTTCCTTGGTAAGTATGACGAAGGCGAAGTATTTTCTGGCACAGATAGAATGTCTATGGCAGTCCAGCCAGAGGCATTGAAATTTTTAGCTTGCCTTCCACGTGATTCTATAGTATTATATGAAGGTGACAGATTATTTACATCTTCATTTCTTGAAGACTGTGCAGAAAAGTATGATCTAAACATTATCTATCTTGAAACAGATAAGAAAGTTCGCCAAGAAAGATATGCTGAACGTGGCAGCGAACAGAATGAGACATGGCTTGCTGGACGTGAGACTAAGATTGCTAATATCTTGTCAAATTTGTCTCTTCTTTTCTTTATAGAAAAGTATCCAAATAATGATCATCAGGATCAAAAAATTGTTTTCGATAAAATTTTGGAGATAGTTAATGACAGCCTTTCCGTGTGAAGATTATTATAATCACTTGAATGAAAAACATAAAAGCAACGAAGACATCATTTATGATGAGTCGGGTCTAAGTTTAGGGAGTGCAGGTAAATTGAAACCTTTGCCAATCCAACCGTTGAAATTTACCGATCTTGGATCTTATGAAGAGTTCAAGGCTATGACTTCCACTTTGGCTTCCACTTCGGTTCAACCTAAGCAAGAAGAAAAAATTAGTTATAAGTATGCCGAAGACCGCATTATCGCCGACTTCCATGCCTATATAGATAAGACTTACGGTCAACATTATCAAACAGAGAACAACGTTCAATGTTTTGATGCTTGGATTGCCCTTGACGATGCAACTCCAACTTTCCGTAACACAGGTATTAAATACCTCTGGCGTTATGGAAAAAAGAACGGTAACAATAAAGATGACTTGATGAAAGTCTTACACTACACGATAATGTGTTTGTATAACGACCACTATAAGGATGGTAAATAATGGAAATTAAGATTGATCTTGAAAAGCTAAGAGAGCGTGGATTGTTTGTAGCCACGCCGATGTATGGTGGTATGTGCGCTGGTATGTTTGCTAAGTCTTGCGCCGACTTGTCTACTATCTGCACTCAGTATGGTATTCCTCTTCAGTACTACTACCTCTTCAACGAATCATTGATTACCCGTGCACGCAATTATTGCTGTGACGAGTTCATGCGTTCGACTTCTCAGCATATGATGTTTATCGACTCTGACATCGGGTTCAACCCACAGGATGTTATTGCTTTGATGGCACTTCAGGCTAACGATCCAGAGAAGTACGAAATCATTGGTGGTCCTTATCCTAAGAAGTGCATTAGCTGGGAAAAGATCAAGCTTGCTGTTGATAAGGGTATTGCTGACGAAGATCCAAACGTTCTTGAAAAGTTCGTTGGTGATTATGTGTTCAACCCGAAGGGTGGTCAGCAGTCTATCAAGATCGACGAGCCAGTTGAAGTTCTTGAGATCGGTACTGGTTTCATGATGGTAACTAAGGCAGCAATGCAGAAGTTCCAGGATACGTATCCTCAGTATATGTACAAGCCCGATCATGTGCGCACAGAACACTTTGACGGTAGCCGTGAGATTATGATGTTCTTTCAGGCAGAAGTTGATCCTGCTACTAAGCGTTATTTGTCAGAAGATTATTGGTTCTGTCAGAAAGCACAACAGGCTAACATTAGCACTTGGTTCTGTCCTTGGATGAAACTTCAGCATGTTGGTTCTTATATCTTTGGTGGATCTCTTGCAGATCTTGCCCAAATTGGAGCAGCTGCTACAGCTGATCCAGGTTCTCTAGGTGGTAAGAAAAAGAAGTGAGGTAATATAATATGATGATTCAATTGACACATCCAGAACCCAATTATGAGTTTTGGATCGACGCTATGGAAATTACTGTGATGGAGCGTTATACAAGACCACCATCTATGCTTATTACGATGAACGATGATCGTCCTAATGTGACTGCTCTAGTTTTGAAGAATGGTAAGATTATGTCTTGTAAGGAAACTCCAACTGAAATTATGCAAATCGTGAAAGGAAATATGCCATGAATTTGAATGAAAAGACGATCAATATGCTGAAGAACTTCTCTTCGGTTAATCCTTCCATCTTGGTCAGGGAGGGTAACGTATTGCGTTCTATGTCTCCTTTGAAGACCATCTATGCCAAAGCGACAGTTCCTGATAATTTTACCAAGCGATTTGCCGTCTATGATCTTTCACAGTTCATCGGCATTCATTCAACTTTCGAAAATCCGTCTTTGGAGTTTACTGATACGTTCCTGACTATTTCAGATAGCAAGAAGGATCTTAACTTCTTTTATGCTGCTGAGGAAACTATCAAGGTTGCGAGTGAAAAGGATCCTGCTCTCCCATCAGTGGATGCTACCTTCAACTTTAACACTGATTCGTTGAAAGAAATTATTCGTGGCGCTGGTATTCTTAAGTTGCCTGACATTGCCTTCGTTGGCGATGGCCAGACAATTTCGGTTCAGGCTATCAACCATAAGGAAAACTCTTCTAACGTTTATCGTGAGCGCATCGCTCAGTCTGATAAGGTTTTCCGTGCAGTATTCAAGGTTGAAAACATTACCAAGATTATCTCTGGCGAATACAACGTTGAAATCTCAACGAGAGGTATTTCTCACTTCACAGGGGTAGATGCAGAATATTGGATTGCGGTTGAAGCGTTCTCCTAAGACCGCTTGACTTTTGACTAGGGAGGGGCTATTATAGTTCCTCCCACTTTTATTATGGAGATATGTGATGACTGATCGTAAAACACGCAAACAAAAATCATATTCGCCAATTTATAATGGTTTGACCGAGGCGCTAGGAGAATTAAAGCCAGATTCAACGCCATTGTATATGTACGATAGAAATGGTAAACTCGAAAAAGTAGATAAATTTTATACAAAATCATATCGTCAGGGTGTAGACGAAAGAGGATTGTATAAGAATGATTTTCGCCCATATCTTACTGATGACTGGAATGAAGCTTGTCGAAATCAGAAAAAAGGTTTAGGGTTTAAAACTAACGTTGAGTTAGAAGAAATTCGAAATAGAACTACGATTGATATGTTTCTTTTTGAAGAGGTAGATAAAAATGCGTGAAGAATTCCTTTGGGTCGAGAAGTACCGCCCGAAAACTGTTGCTGATACTATCCTACCTGAAGAACTTAAAAACACATTTCAACAGTTCGTCGAGCAGGGAAGTATTCCAAATCTTATCCTAGCTGGTTCTGCAGGCGTTGGTAAAACAACTATCGCACGTGCTATGCTTGATCAACTTGACTGTGACTATATCATTATCAATGGATCTATGAATGGCAATATTGACACTCTACGAAATGAAATCCTCAACTTCGCTAGTACAGTATCTCTTGGTGGAGGACGTAAGTACGTCATCTTGGATGAAGCGGATTACCTCAACGCCAATTCCACTCAGCCAGCACTCCGTAATTTTATGGAAGAGTTTTCCAGGAATTGCGGTTTTATCCTCACGTGCAATTTCAAA